ATGACCTCGGTGGCCCGGGCGTCCTCGGGGCTGGGCACACGGTGCGAATAGGTGCGGATCACGTTGTTCTCGGTGCAGCCGAGCCGGTCGGCCACATTGCGGGTCGGGATCCCGGCCGAGAGCATGCGACTGGCGCAGAAGTGGCGCAGATCGTGGAGGCGCACCCCGCTCACCCCGGCCCGCCTGGCGGCCTCGAGGAACTTGTGGCTGGGCCAGCTCACATTGAGATGGGTCGCCCCCGCATCGTCGGAGAAGATGAACAGGTTGTCCAGGCCACCGGCCATTCCGAGAGCGAGCGTCCGCTCGGCGGAGCGGCGGTGCTCCTGACGAAGAGCGTCGAGGGCCCGGCCCGCAATCCCCACGGCGTAGACCCGGCCGCCCTTGTTCTCCTTGAGCACGACTAGGCCGTCCTCGCCCTCGGTGGCGGCCTCGATGAAGGAGACCCGGCCCGCCTCGAGGTCGACGTCACGCCAGCGCAGCGCGATGACCGAGCCACGCCGGGCCGCGCTGGCCGCGCCGAGCTCGAAGAACGTGGCCGCCAGCGGGCTCTTGGTGGCGTCGATGATGGCCCGGAGCTCCTCGGGGGTCGGGATCCGCCGCTCAGGAGCGCGCCCGCCCGCCGGGTTGACCCGGAGCATCGGGTTGGGACGGCGCAGCTCGCCCAAACGCTCGGCGTCGGCGAAGATCGTGCGAATCATGCCGTGCCAGCGCCGGCGCACCGAGGCGGACCGCTTGTCAGAGGCCCAGGTGGCGTAGAGCCGCTCGAGCTGGGCCGGGCTGACCTCGTCGAGCGGGGTGCTGCCGAGCGTGGGCAGGATGTAGCGCCGCAGGGCGTAGCGGGTCTCCTTCACGGTCTTCGGACTCCACGAGCCCCCCTTGCGCTCGACCCAGTCCGCCGCATAGGAGCCGAATGTGGTGGCCTTGCCGCTCCCCCCGGGCCAGGCCGCCTCGGCCAACTCGGCCAACTCGACCCGGAGTTTGGCCTCGGCCAGCTCGGCCGCCTTCTTGCCCGAGCGGGTATTCGAGACGTGGACATCGCGGTACTTGCGCCGGCGGGGTTCGCCCGGTCGTGAGACATCGATGACGATGCGGAAACAGCCCCGTTTTTCGTCCCAACTGGCCATGATTCCGTCCTCCTCGACCTGCTCTAGAGCACCTCTAGAGCACCGATAGTACAAGACGGCTTGCCTCCATGCCCTCCCACTTTGCCTCCATGCCTCCACGTCGGCAGGTGATTTCTGCCCTCTGACCTGGAGCGGAAGACGGGATTCGAACCCGCGACCCTCACCTTGGCAAAGTGGTGATGACTCCATCCACCAGGGTCTACGGGCGCACTTTGGCTCCGGTGGAGTCCCTTAGAACCCCTGTGAGGCCGGCGGATTGCCTCCACGATTGCCTCCATGGTTGGCGCCCTTGAAAGCCTCCAAATCGGGGCTGCGCGAAACCACATCCATGTAGCACATCACCTACCGCGGAGGACGCATCACCGGATGTAGGTGGTCTACCTGGGTTGCATCTCTACTGAAATCTTGGGCTAAACCCGCGCCGAGCCATCGTAGGGAAACTCATAGCGCCGGCAGTCTCGGTTGCCGAAGTCGACCACGAGGCAATAGCCGCCGTCGGCCTCGAGTCGCCCCGCGATGCCGACGCAGGGTTTGTGCCCGGCGTTGTAGCGGTCGTTGTTGGTGCCGCCGAGAAACGGCGCCCCGTCATAGGCGTGCACCGCCCCGTCGCTGAAGGCGACCCAGTAGCCGCCGCTGCGCTCGTCGAGTAGGACCATGTTGGCTGCCTCACTTTCGTCGGGCGGGCTCGGCGCTGCGCCGCCGGCCGCCATGTCGATCACCTGCTCCATGGGAAAGCCCGGCCCACAGTCCCAGTGCCCGCCACCGGCCGAGCCGAGGTCGACGTGCTGGCAGACGCCGGCCGCCCCGCCCTGCGCCTCGGCGGGCGAGAGTCGCCGGATCGGGATGTTGAAGGCGGCGCACTCCTCGGCGACCCACGCCGCCGTGTTCTCGAGCATGGTCGGGTGCTGGGCCCATTCCCCCGTCCAGGCGGCGAAGGCGCAGAGCTCGGCCGCCACCGAATACGGGTTGGCGTTGCCCTGCGTCCAGGCCTTGAGGTCCCGGCGCACGTACTCACCGATCACGCCCGGGGTGTCGTCGATGCCGACGTGCGAGCTCACGCCCGAGCTCGAGGAGGCGAAGTAGCTGCCGAGCGACTGGTAGGTCAGCGCACCCTCGGCGGTGTGAAGCACCACGAGCCTCACGCCACTCGCCCTCGAGGAGTAGTTGGGTGAGCCGATCCAGTCACGCCGGAGCGTCACGACGACCCTCTCGGGCCCAGTCCTCGGCGGGCTCGGTCTCGGGCTCTGGCGTCGGGTCCGGGAGCCGGCGCTCGGGCTGCTCGTCGGGCTGAGGCTCGGGTGTCGACTCGGGCTCGTTGTTTGGTGTGTCGGTCATGGTGTCATCCTCCAATGCGGTTGATCGAGAAGAAGCTGTAACCCTGGCCGCCCATGGCGCCCTGGCTGATGTTCCCGCCGTATATCTGGATCAGGTCGCCTCTCACTGCCTGCACAAGATCCGCAGCGCCCAGCATTATGTTGCCACCGGGGCTCGGTGCCGTAAGAGCGGCCTGACTCCAAGCGCTGCCGTTCTTGTAGATCCCCACGACGGGTTGGGCTGCGGCGAGCAGGCTGCGGGCATAGATCGTGTAATTCACCTGATAGAACCCCGGAACCTTGACGGTGTAGCCAGTCGACGTCATGGCAGTGACGGTGTCGAAGGTCGCCGCCGCCATGGACAGAGCGACCACGGGGACCGAAGGGGCGCCCGTATCGTTGATCACCGCCCGCGCCGCCACCAACCCCGGCACCGCCATTTGCATTCCGCGCATGTCGGTGATGTTGCCCGCGCTCACGCTCGCGGAGCCGCCCGGAACGTAAATCTGTGCGAGCGCGAGCTGCCCTGCCGGTACGGCAGGCACAGTCGGTGACGCGACTGCAGTGCCGCTGATCACGTTCAGTATCCAGTCGTTGTTCGCCCCGCCGTCGAGATCGTTCCCACGCGGGAGCACTGTCACGACGTCGTAACGGTTCAGCCCGCTCGCTGGCGCAGCAGGACAACTTGCGCTGCTGTCGACAGTGTCGGTCCCACAGAGCGTCGAACCGGTGTTGTTCGGCGTCGGCACTGCGCAGCTGCCCGGCGCGACACTGAGACTCATGCCTGAGCCGCCTGGTGAGACAGCCATGCCGGTGACGCCGCCGTTCGGCCAGAGCGCAGCGATGAGTCGACGATCTGAACCGGCCGGGTAGCTGCCTTGCTGCAGCCAGAGCGGTCCGAAATGCGCCATAGTCCTACCTCCTTGTCAATGCGTTGATGTCTGCTGAGCCTGCAGTGACGAGGTTGTACAGCGAGAGCGGGGAGCGACCGAGCACGAGCGAGACGTCCTCGTCGCCGTCCTCGCCGATCGCGTACGTGATCCCCATGACTCTGAGCGTCGTGTCGACATGCAAGCGGCCTTTCTCGACGACGAGCGGGACTGTGTCGCCCATCTTCGGGGAGCCGTAGCGATACGCGCCGGGTGCGAGCGTGAGCGTGTACGTGGGCACGAGCAGACCCGACAGGTTGAGATCGCCTTGCGCTTGCTGATCGAGCGTTGACTGGATCGTCACGTCAGCTGCGTTGTCGCCGCTCATCCACGTCCCGATCGGGTTCACTGTCACGTTGTTCGCGTCGCTGTTCGATGCGACTGAGGCCCACTGCGGCACCGTGGCGTCGCTCGACTGGTTGTTGCCGAGCACGCGCCAATAGTTGCCATACGTGTCGGACGAGACTGTGCGCGTGAGTGCAGCGACGTTCGCCCCGTACACCAGCGCCATGTCAGTGCGCGTCACGCCTTGCATCGGGTAGAAGATGCGCAGGATCGACGTGTCACTCTGCGGGGCGAGGTTGATATTCGCGAGCTGCTGCGGCACGACGTCATAGTCAAAGCCATTGATGACTTTCGCTAGCTCGTCGAACGCAGTGCCGATATTCGTCTGCCCGAGATATGTGCGGTCACGCAGCTGCCCGCTGTTGGCGCTGCGTTGCGTCCCGTCAGGGTTGACAAGCTCCGGCCAGATCGGGAGGTAGCTGCCGGGCGTGAACGGCGCTGTCTTGGCGGTGTTGGCGAGCGAGATCGCGAGATTGTCTTGATCAGTCGCAGTGACACTGAGCGTCGACGTCACGATCCGCCGACTCAGCATCGCCGCGTAGTCGTGGCACGTGAACGTCACGACTGCGCTGTCCTCTGAGAGCTGATCTTCTGAGTGATCGACGATGCCGCGAAACATCTCGACGTCGTTGCCGCTCTGCTCGTCCCAGCGATAGGCGCGCACGTCAGTCGTCAGCTCGCTGACGAGCTGCGCTGACGTCGTCTCCCCGTCGAGGGTGAACGTCAGCTCTGCAGGGCTGTCCCATGCTTGCGTCAGCTGTCTGCTGCGCGCGTCGAACAAGTCAGCGATGAGCGTCGAGCCTGGCGTGTCGCTGAACACGCGCTGGTGGAGCGCCAAGCGCCAGCGCCCCCGATCAGGCATCGGCACGCCCCCGCCAGGCGACACGTAGCTGAACACACCTGCTGCGCTCGTGCCCGACCCGCCCGAGTAGATGACCGCGGTGGCCGGGCCGAGCGCGTCGCTCTGCGGCGTGATCATGGCGAGCGTTGCGTCGTCGATCACAGCGAACCATGGGACGGGCACGCCGCCGAGCGTGATGCTCGTGATCGTGACGCTTTGAAAGCCCGAGCCGACGCCGCGCACGTGCGTCCCGCCCGCGATCGAGCCGGTGTTGGGCGTCACTGCGTTCAGTCTCGCTGTCACGTCAGATACCCGTCTTGCCACGTGAGCTGGGCTTGGGTGACTGCGCTCGTCGAGCTGCCGCTCAGCGTGAGCTGTGCAGAGCCGGGACTCGGCGGCAGATAGAGCCACCCGACGTTCGGGAGGTCCCAGCGCACAGCCGCGAGCGCACTCTGCGCAGGGTCGCTGTCATAATGGATCGTGCGCCGCTCGCTGTCGACATCAACCCAATGGCCGGCGTCGATGCGAAACGACGACGCGAACGTCAGCGCATAGTTCGCGCCAGAGCCGACCGACGTGTACACAGTGCCGCTCACGTTCGGGCCGGTGATCGGGCCGTAGATGCGCAGGAACGGTCGCACAGTCACGTCGCCTGGGTTCTGCTGCAGCGTCGCACTCGTCGCTGCTTGCGTGCCGGTCGGGTAAGCGCGGGCAAAGACGAGGTTGTAGACCCGACCGGCGAGCCCTGACCCTGCGTAGCTGAACGCACTCTGCACGGTCGCATCTTTCGCGATCGGGTCTGGCGCTTCCCACTGCATGATGACGTCACGCTGGCCGGGTGCGTCGACCTTCGAGTCATACGCGATCGCACGCAGCGTGAGCACGCGCTCAGGCAGACCGGGCCGATCGAGCACGTAGTGCAGCTGTGGTCTTACGCTCGGGTCCATGTACGGGGCGAAGCTGGCGGCAACTGCGTCGATGCGCGCCCCCGCACTTGTCAGTGCAGTGACGTTCGCTTCGATGACACGCCCACCCATGAACGCAGAGCGATCAGTCAGCCCGTGCCGGTCCGGGTTCGGGTTCGTCACCGCTCGCACGTCAGGCGCTCCGAGATCGAGATTCGTGCAGAAATAGCCTTTGCTGGGGTCCTCGAGCAGCAGCGTCGAGCTGCCGAGCACGAGCCACGCTCGGCGGTTGCACGTCGTCATGGTCGTCTCGTGCGCATGTGCCACGCGGCTTTCTGCATGAACGCATCGACGTCGACGCCCGAATGGAAGTGCTGCACGCCGACCGACACGGCAGGGCCGAACGTGTTGTGGGGCACAGGAGAGATCGCTTCGCCCGCGTGGGCGAAGACGAGACCGCTCTGGGTGATCAGGCCGCCTTGGGCCAGGTGGGGGATGTGCGGCACGCCGATCGTCTCTCCCCCGAGATGGATCGGACCGAAGTCGATCGACGGCAGGGTGAAGTGCAGGTCGTTCCACAGATCGATCAGCGCATTGAGCGCGTCTTTGAACGCGTCAGTGATGCCGTGCCACATACCGGCCGTGATGCTCGCAATGTCGCCGGGCAAGCCCTCCAACCAGCCGGTGACAGTCGACCAGTGTTTGATCAGCTCACCGAGCAGCAGCCCGAACGGGCCGAGCAGGATGCCGAGCACGAGCGGCCAGTTCTGCACGAGCCAGTCGAAGACCGCTTTGATCGCTCCCCAGATCAGATTGAACGCGCTCTGCACGGTGTTCCAGAGATCGTTGATGCCCTGCCTGAAAGTTTCGCTGTGCTGATATGCGAGGATCAGCGCGGCGACGAGCCCCGCGATGAGCAGCACGATCCAGACGAGCGGGTTGGCCAGCAGCGACGTATTGAGCGCATCGGTCGACACGGTCTCGGCGTCGGTGGCGGCCGTGGCGACGACCTGCGTGCCACGGAACAGCTCCGTGGCTGCTTGGACGACCTTCATCGTCGCCCCGACCCCGGCCAGCGCACTGCCGGCCTCGGTGAGCGCCGGGCCGTACTTCTGCCCGATCTCTGCGACATGGTTCGTGATCTCGGTACGGAGCGCCTTCATGTGCCCGCTGAACGTGTCAGCCTGCGCCGAGGCCTGGCCCGCCAGCTTCTTGCCCAGCTCGTCGATCGCCTTGGTGTTCAGACTCGTGCCGGTGGCGACGTCGTGCTGCGCTTTGTTGAACGTCTCGTGGGCGGTCTGGGACTTCTGCACGGCGGTCGTGACTTTCGCCTGCGCGTCTTGCAGCTTCATCGCCTCGACGGTCGTAAGGCTCTTTTTGGTGGCGTCGGTCGCCTCGAGCTCGGCCAGCGAGCGCTTCGCCGTCGCCGCCCCGGCGTCTGCGCTCGTCACAGCCTTCGTCGCCGTCTCGAGCTCTTTGCTCGCCGAGCCGGTCGCGGAGACCGTGATGCCGAACTCTTTCATCACCTTGCCGCTGCCGTTGTAGGCCTTGCCGAGCGTGCTCGCGGCTTGAGAGAGGCTCTCGTGCTTCGCCGCCGCCAGGTCAGTCGCAGTGTTGAGCAGCTTGAGCGCCTCGGTTGGGCTGTTCGTCGCTTGGGTGAGCACGCGCAGGGCGTCTTGCGTGTCGGCTGCGCTGTTGCCGAAGTGCGCCTGGTGGCTGATCGCCCCTTCGATCTTGGTGGCGTACTGGTCATAGCTCTTCCCGGTCGCCCCGATGGCGGCCTGCAGCTGCTGGTGCGACGCTGCGTCTTTGCTCCCCATTGCGGAGAGAGCAAGCCCGAGCCCTGCTGCTGCGCCGCCGATGCCGACGAGCGTCGAGCTGATCTCTTTGCCGTGCCCGCTGATGCTCTGCATTGCTTGATCAGCCGTCGCCAGCGCACCGCCGAACGGCCCGAGCACGCCGGTGGCGTTCAGCTGGCCCAGCATGCTGCTGAATGCGCTGTGCATCTTCGACGCAGCGCTCTGCCCTTGCGTGCCGGCATTGCTGAACGACTGGCCGAGCGAGCTGAGATCGCCCAGCACGCGAACCATGATCGAGGGGCCCGCCATGGGTTAGTGCCTTGTCTCTGACGCTCGCTTGATCGCTTCAGCCTCTGCGCTCATCACGCGCAGCATGGCGGCAAAGTCATCGTCGCCCAGCTCGTCGACTTGCGTCGGGGTCATGTTCCAGTAGTGAGCGAACCGGGCTCTCGCGTCGGCGATGTCCCGTTGGTAGGGTTTTCGATCTCGACCTCGACCTCGACGTCGTAGGCGTACATCCACAGCGATGTCGGGTCGCGTCGTGGGTAGTCACGCACGAGCGCTCTGAACGCGACGATTCGGAATGGCTGGGACTGCGCCAGCTCGCCGAAGTTCACGCCACCCTCGATCTTGGTGATCAGGTCGAGCACGCGCTGGGTCGGCAAGCGAGCGCTGAACGACGCGCTCACGTGCACGAGCGTCGGCAGCGACTCTTGCTCGACGACGTGCTGTGCGGCTGGGGTCATCTGCTCGTTCTCGTCAGTCATGCACTGCCTCCGCACTCGCTGTCTCGTTCGTCCAGGGGAAGGTGTCGAACCCGCGCTGCAGCGCCTCTGTGTAGAGATTCGCCGAGTCGGTCGCGAGCGAGCGGGCGGCCGGGAACAAGTACCGCCCGTTTGCGAGGTAGGCCCGGCCGCGCCAGCCGAAATCGAGCGGCCCCGCGTACGGCAGGGCCGAGGTGCCCATGCGCACAGCGGCGCCGGTACGCGCCGCCCCGACTCGCACTGTGCCGGCCATTGCGCCTGCACTGTGCTGGCTCGTGTCGACAGTCGGCAGCGCCCCTTGCGTGGCGGCGGCGACAGGGGCGGCGGCTTGTCGCCCCGCCTCTTTGAGCACGTCGTTCAGCGGGCTGGCAATGTCACCTGCTCGCTTGATGTCACGAGCGAGCGCACGCAGACCGATGACGTCAACGGTCGGGGTCGCAGCCACAGCTCACGCCTTACGACCGATGCCGAGCCACGAGAGCAGCGCAACGCCTGCGATCACGCCGACCTCGATCAGCAGAATGATCGTCTGCGTCGTCGTCATTGTCATGCTTTGCCTGCGGCCCACGCCGTACCCGTCCAGTGAGCGGCGAGCATGTCTGCTGTGATCACGTAGCTGCCGGTCGCCCACGCTGTGGCAGGGCTCGCCGTGACGCCGGTCAGCGCGGCGAGATTGGCCGGGGTCTGCGCCCCGCTCGGGGTATAGAACCCTGGTTGGCCTGACGTCGCGCCGGTCGCAGAGACAGCGCCGCTGTTGACTGTCGGCGGGCTCAGCATGTTCCAGTCGATCTTGACCTCACTCGACGCACCTGCGTCGCCGATCAGCAGCTCGAACGGCTGCGGCACTGTCAGACCGCTAATGATCGGGTTCACTGCGCTCGCAAGCTGCGAGCTGTGCGGGCGTGCATTGAACGGGCACTGCGCGCCGTTATTGATCCAGTTGGCATAGGCGGCGTTCAGCGTCTGATACACCGCACCTTGATCGAACGACTGGGCGAACGTCACGCGCAGATGCCACTTGGTGACGCCCACGTAATCGACCTCGCTGCAGAACGTGGTGATCGTCACGAGCTTGTTCTCCGGCACGATTTCAAGGTGCTTGACGAGGCAGCGCAAGTTCACTGCAGGCGAGCCGATATCGAAGTAGCAGTCGTTCAGTATGAGCGGCGACGCAGTCGGCGGGGCGGGATCGCCGGTCGCGGTCAGCTCGACGCTCGGCGGCTCACCGTTGCCGCTGCCGCGGTCGTCGACGTCTGCGCCGTTGCGCTTCTCTGTTGCGGTTGCTGTCATCGG